TCCATACACTTTACATCAACCAAAACATCACACAATTTGTAGGTTAATTGCTAGACGAGACGATATTAGTTACGACCAAGCAAGAAGGATCTATTCTATTGAAGGATGTTCACCTTGTCTAACAACCAGTGGATCCCCACAGATTATGACAAGAGACGGTAGAGTAAGAACAATTACCGCAAGAGAGGGTTATAGATTTATGGGTGTTCGTGATGAAGATATTGATTTATTATTAGCAACATCGTTATCAACAAAAGGTCACGTATCTTTAGCCGGAAACTCAATTTGTGTACCAGTAATGGAAGCCATATTTACAGAGTTTTTCTCTAACTATATCCAGGAAAAAGAACCAGTATTGTCAAACCCAATAAACGAAATTTCTAATGACTAAATCTTTATTAGTTGACGGAAATAATCTATTAAAAATTGGTTTTCACGGCGTTAAAGACTTTTTTAATAAAGGAGAACACGTCGGTGGTACTTGGCACTTTTTAAACACTTTAAGACGATTTTTAGAGGAAAGTAATTACAATAAAGTTGTGGTATTTTGGGATAGTGAAACTAGTTCCTCACAAAGAAGACTTATCTATCCCAAATACAAACTTAACCGAAAACAAAAAGACGAAGAAGATTTTAGAGAACAATCTTTTACTACTCAAAAAAATAGAGTAAAACAATACCTAGAAGAAATGTTTGTTAGACAATTAGAAGTTGAAAAATCGGAGGCTGACGATTTAATCGCTTATTATTGTCAAATTTCTGAAGATGAGGATAAAACAATATTTTCATCCGATAGAGATTTAACACAATTAATTTCTGAAATGGTAACTATATATTCACCCCAACAAAAACGATATTATAAAAATGGTGATGGTATTAAAATGGACACATCAGAGATACCACATTACAATATCAAAACTTACAAAATATTAACTGGTGATAGTTCAGATAATATTGATGGTATTTTTTATTTGGGTGAAAAAACATTTCTTAAATTATTTCCTGAAATACTTGATACTGAATTAAAATATACCGATATTTTAACAAAGGCAGAGAGTTTACTTTCGGAACAAAAAGGAAATGTGGCCTTACAAAATCTCCTAAGCGGGAAAACCAAAGAGGGAATATTTGGAGAGGAGTTCTTCACAATCAACGAAAAATTAGTGGATCTTGCAAACCCATTAATTTCAGATGAAGGAAAAGATTTAGTTAGATTATATTATTCAGAGTCGTTGGATCCAAACGGAAGAGGACATAGAAATCTAATAAGAATGATGATGGACGACGGATTCTTTAAATTTCTCCCAAAGGGGGACGATGCCTGGGTGAATTTTTTAAAGCCATTTTTAAAACTATCAAGAAAAGAGAAAACAAATTTTAGAAACAAACAAAAAAAGTAAAAAAGTAAAAATGAGAGAGCAAGACGTAACAAAAGTAGAATTTTTATTAACGTGTAATGACAACATTGTTGTACAACGATTCTTTAACGTTAAAGGATTTAACAAAAGCGCACACAAATCAGAAGAATTTTATGATTACATTAAATCATTTTGTAATGGGTTACAATATGATTTAAAAATGAGATCCGTAATTTATATGTTGGAAAACCAATATGAAATTATGGAGAACCCAGAAGTGTTAAACACATCTATAACAGAGGGTCAAGAAATTTTTAACCTTTATATTAAGGTAGAAAATGTGACAATTTGTCAGAGGTCGTTTGATGCAAAAGTATACCCCCCAAAGGTCAGATACACCGTAGACCTACGCCCAAGACTGAAAAACATATTATCAGAACTTACTGACATTTTTTCAGGTAGAAAATTTAATTATTTTTATCCACAATTTATTCAAAAGTAATAGTATTTATCTTTACTAACAGAAGGAAATTATATGGCGACGAACAAAAACTTTGAATATCTTGGTAACAATTTTCAAATACAACTACTTAACCAAATCATTGTAGACAAAGACTTTTCACACTCAATTATTGAGGTAATTGAAAACAATTATTTTGAAAACAAGTATTTTAAAATAATCATTCAAATGATAAAAGAGTACTATACAAAGTATGAACATACACCATCATTTGATACCCTAGAACAAGTCGCAAAATCCGAATTACAACAAGAAACCGCCATTAAAGTTGTACTTGATACAGTTAAGAAAATCAAGTCTGCACCTATTGACGGAGCGGATTTTGTACAGGAAAAGGCACTTAAATTCTGTAAACAACAAGAATTACAGAAAGTGATGAAAAAGGCACAAAAGATTATCGACGGAGGTGAGTTTGAAAACTATGACACACTAGAAGAATTGGTAAGAGACGCATTACTTGTTGGATCAAAGGACACCTCAATGTTAGACGTTTTTTCAAACCTAGACCAAGTCCTAGATGAAGACTATAGACACCCAATACCAATGGGAATACCAGGTATTGATAGGTTGTTGAAAGGAGGATTAGCAAAAGGGGAAATAGGTGTTATTTTAGCACCTACCGGTGTAGGTAAATCAACCATTCTTACAAAGATCTCAAACCACGCATTTAACCTAGGATTTAACGTTCTTCAAGTATTTTTTGAAGACAACCCAAAAGTGATACAGAGAAAACATTTTATTCTCTGGACAAAGATTCACCCTGACGAATTGTCAGAAAAAAAGGAAGAGGTGATGGCCAAAGTAACAGAAATCAAGGAAACAATGACAAATGAGTTAATCTTAAAGAAATTACCATCTGACACAAAAACTATGTTGCAAATCAAAAATGAAATTAGAAAGATGATTGCAGATGGTATTAAAATAGATATGGTTGTTTTAGATTACATTGATTGTGTTGTTCCGGATAAAAACCTAGGGGATGAATGGAAAAGTGAAGGATCCGTAATGAGAGGATTTGAAGCTATGTGTCACGAATTAGACCTAGTTGGTTGGACTGCAACACAAGGAAATAGAGCTTCTATTTCATCAGAGGTTGTTACAACAGACCAAATGGGTGGATCAATTAAGAAAGCACAAGTAGGACACGTTATTATTTCAATAGCAAAGACATTACAACAAAAAGAAATGAAGTTAGCCACAATTGCAATTACCAAGTCTCGTATTGGAGATGACGGTGTGGTGTTTGAAAATTGTAAATTTGATAATGCGATGATTGAAATTGATACTGAATCCACAACTACATTTTTAGGTATTGAGGAACAAAAAGAAGAAAGACAAAGACTACGAGTTAAGGAATTGTTGGAGAAAAGACAACAAAGAGAACAAGAAAAAAAATCATAAAATAAAATAATTAAACTAATAAAAAATGAATATTTCACAAAAAATATTGAGCGATATTACGGTACATATGAAATACGCTAAATTTGTACCTGAATTAAACAGAAGGGAAACTTGGGAAGAACTGGTGACAAGAAATAAAGAAATGCATCAGAAAAAATACCCAAAAATTAAAGACGAGATAGAAGAAGTGTACAAAATGGTATACGATAAAAAAATTCTTCCATCTATGAGATCATTACAATTTGGTGGTAAACCAATTGAGATTTCACCAAACAGAGTTTATAACTGTGCTTATTTACCGATAGACCACACAGACGCATTTTCAGAAACAATGTTTTTGTTATTAGGTGGAACAGGTGTAGGGTTTTCAGTTCAAAAACATCACGTAGATAAACTACAGGAAATTAAAAAACCAAACCCAACAAGAACAAGAAGATACTTAATTGGAGATTCTATTGAAGGGTGGGCTGACGCAATTAAAGTATTGATGGAATCTTATTTTGGGTACAAAGCATCAACACCAATATTTGATTTTTCAGATATTAGACAAAAAGGGGCAAACCTTGTAACGTCTGGTGGAAAAGCACCAGGCCCTCAACCATTAAAAGATTGTATTCACCACATTACAAAGGTGTTGGAAAACAAAAACGATGGTGATAAATTAACACCAATTGAAACTCACGACATTGTATGTCATATTGCTGATGCAGTATTGGCTGGTGGAATCAGACGTGCAGCACTTATCTCATTATTTTCAGCTGATGATGATGAAATGATTTCTTGTAAATCCGGAAATTGGTGGGAATCAAACCCACAAAGAGGTAGAGCAAACAATTCAGCGGTTTTATTAAGACATAAAGTAACACAAGAATATTTTATGGGTCTTTGGAAAAGAATTGAACTATCAGGTGCTGGTGAACCAGGAATTTATTTATCAAACGATAAAGATTGGGGAACAAATCCTTGTTGTGAAATCGGTTTACGACCATACCAATTCTGTAATCTATGTGAAGTTAATTCTTCAGATATTGATTCACAAGAAGACTTTGAAAAACGAGTTAAAGGTGCTGCGTTCATCGGAACACTACAAGCGGGTTACACAGATTTTCATTACTTGAGAGATGTTTGGAAAAGAACAACTGAAAAAGACGCACTTATTGGTGTTGGAATGACAGGTATTGGTTCTGGTGTTGTATTGGGTTATGATATGAAAGCAGCCGCTCAAGCTGTTAAAGATGAAAACGAAAGAGTTGCAAATTTAATTGGGATTAATAAAGCTGCCCGTACAACAACTGTAAAACCATCTGGTACATCATCATTGGTTTTAGGCACAGCATCTGGTATTCACGCTTGGCATAATGACTATTATTTAAGAAGAATCCGTGTTGGAAAAAATGAGGCAATATATTCATACCTTGCGATTAATCACCCAGAATTAGTTGAAGATGAGTACTTCCGACCACACGATACTGCGGTAATCACAATACCACAAATGTCACCAGAAGGATCAATCCTACGATACGAATCAGTATTTCAAATGTTGGAAAGAGTAAAAAAAGTATCTCAAGAGTGGATCAGAAATGGACATAGAACAGGACAAAACACACACAATGTATCTGCGACAGTCTCAATTAAAGAAGACGAGTGGGATTTAGTAGGTGACTGGATGTGGAAAAATAGAAAATTCTATAACGGATTGTCGGTTTTACCCTATTCAAACCATACCTACAAACAGGCACCTTATGAAGATTGTAGTAAAGAAGAATATAAAATGTTACTAACAACTTTAAAAAATGTTGATCTCACAAACGTAATTGAGTTACAA